GGAGTAATTGCTCAAGAGATTGATAAGGTATTTCCTGAAATTGTTAATACGGGTAACGATGGATTAATGGGAGTTGAATATGGAAACATATCAGCTTTATTAATTGAAGCGATTAAAGAACAACAAACACAAATCAAAGAGTTAAAAGCATTATTGAATAAATAGATGCCATTACAAGGAAGTGGCGAAATGTCTTTTGCCGATGTTTATAATGAGATTACGGGGGAATCGCAAGCGAATCCTCCTATTTCCATTACATTGGCTGAACTTGGTCAACTCCAAAATTCAAGTGGGCAAACAATTGCATTAAATCAATATTACACTCCAAGACCTGACGGCAATCTTCCAACGGTATTTCCAACTGAATGGTATCTTTACTGCCAAAGGTGTAATGTCCCAGCGCCATACATAACGATTTCAAAGACTGCGCCTACAAGTGCAAACTCAGGACAAGAATTTGCTTATCGGCTAACAATCGCAAACAATGGTCAGGTCAATTCCTCAGGAGATATAATCGTTCGGGATTACATTCCAAATGGATTATCTTTTGTAAGGTATGAAAGAGATACTCCAGCTTGGGGATTTAGCATATCAGGTCAACAAGTAACGGCAACATTTACTTCTTCTTTGCCCGTAGGATTTGGGGCAGTAATAACTATTTACGTTACTACTTCAACTCAAGGAACATATTCAAATTATGCAACGGTTGAAGGTGGAGGCGAAACAATAACAAAGACTTCAAATACGGTTTATACGGGAGTTGGTGGAGTTCCAACATGGACAAGTTCAGTAACTAAAAGATTGGTCCGTACAATCCAAAAGAATAATTGCGATGCTTATGGAGTAGGCTCACTTGAAGAGGTTTATTCTCCTTTCTTTACGGCTACTTATACAAGTACAATAAGCCAGCAGGATGCCGATACTAATGCGAATACTAATGCAACGGCTTTATGCAATCAATGGCTCGATGCAAATGGTCAATCGGTAGCTAATCAATACGGTACTTGTCAATATGATTATCCCCAAATGACTTTGTCTAAGTCAATGCCAAGTTCTTTTAATCTTAATCAGTCGGGAGAGGTTGAAATAATAATGCGAACTTTAGGTGCTGCGACTTCAGGAAACATAACGATGTTTGATGACTTGCCAAGTGGCTTTGAATATGTAAGTTTAATTTTTAAGCCTGACATATTTAATTTAAATATTTATGGTAGGTCGGTAACTTTTACAACTTCTGCTTCATTACCAGCGGGTTATTATGGGCAATTTAAATTTTTAGTAAGAGGCATAACGGTAGGTAATTACACAAACTTTGCTTCGGCTTTTGGTGGTAGTATTTTAAATAATAATGCGACAAGCAATACGGTATCAACTTATGTATTTGGAAATCCTACATTTGCATTTAGTAGAGGAACTATAAATAATACTTTTGTTAAGCAATCGGTAGCTGCGCCAACTGATGATATATATTATTATGAAACGGTAACGATTGGAAATAATTTAAGTACTAATTCATCATTGATTCAAGTTTTAATTCTTTTACCAAGTCATTTAAGAGTAATTGATGACGTTTCAGTTTTTATTAATGAAACTTATTTTACATTTTCTCAAGGCGCTTTGCCTAATATTATAATCATTAATCAAAAAGAAAATATAAGTGTTCCAGTTGGGCAATATACGTTTTATGTTAGAATCAATTTAACAATAGATTATTATAGAATGTCTTCAATAGTTCAACCAATTGAGGGAAGACCTGGCGATAATTTAATGATTAATTCAAGTTCAACTGAAGTTCCAAGAAGACAAATAGCTACTTTTTATAATTACATTGCTGGCAATCAGGTAAGTGTTTTAAGTACTTCAATAGATTGGGCAAATAATTATCAATTTATACCAATCTTTACAACTACAAATAATCGCATCCCTAATGATGTTAATGGGTTAACTTGGACTTATTCAATTAATGATAATGACAATCATAGTCCGCAATATCCGATGTTTTATGATTCAGGAATTAATAAATTTTTTGGCTTAAATTATGCTTTTGCAGTTAATGCCGTAAGAGATACTTGGACTTCTGAAAGTCCAGTTCCAGTAATTAATGCGACATATCCTTTTTATAATACAACCGTATTTGAATATCGAATTTATTATCAAATTTATTATCAAGGAAATAAAATTTATTCGGAGAGTTATGCCCCAGTTTATTCAAGCATAGTTATTAATAAAGCAGATAATGAACCAAAATTTAGAAATATGAATTTAAAAATTTTTGTTCTTGCTAATGGTCTTTATGTTCCATTCTAAAAGAAAATAAAATAATGCTATTTATGATTGTAAACTAAACAAACAACCAAATGAAATTAGATTTTAACTTTGACTTTATCGGTCTTGATGACCAAGTTTTTGAGGGTGGTAATGCTGGTAAAATGTTAGCTGGCGCATTAGCCTCCGCATCCAAAGGAGATGCACTTAAATTTTGGGATTGGGCAAAGAAATTATTTAAAGGCGAGGTCTTAGATTTAGACAAGTCAGACCAAGAAACTTTAAAAGGATTCGTAAAAGATTCAGAGTCATTTACCGTTTTAGCGAAAGCGCAATTATTAGAGATATTTATTAAAGACTAATATGATAGTATTCATTGAGCCAGTTAAGGGAGTTAGAGAAATTGCAGACCGAGTAGAAATTCGTGTCGTTAATTATGCACTTCAAAATCCTGAACAAACTTTGTATTTTAAATTGATGAGCCAATTTAATCCTATGATTGAGGAAGGCAATTTGATAATCCCTGAGCCAATAGTTTCCCAATGGGGAGTCGATGATTCTTTTATTGTCAAATGGGCATTGGAAACATTAGGCTTGACAGAGAAAGTAATTACTCCAATTGTAGAAGAAGAAGTTGCACCTGAAACTGAAGGCGAATAATGAATGATTGGAATGAGTTAATTGTCCCTTCAATAACTGGATTTTTTGGCGCATTAGTCACTTGGTTATTTGGCAGAAAGAAAGAAGGAGTTGAGGTGCAATCGACTGAGATTACCAACGTTCAAGAGGCAATTAAAATTTGGAGGGAAATGGCAACGGATTTAAAAGCAGAGGTTGCCGACTTAAAAGATAAGGTCGAAAGTTTAACAACTGAGATTCATAATCTACGTTCAGAGAATGTAGAACTAAGAGCAAAATTAGATGAAAGTCAACCAAATAAGCCAAAAAGGACTAAGCCTAATAAAGAAGTTTGAGGGAGTTAAACTCAAGCCTTACTTATGTCCAGCTGGCATACCGACCATTTCAATCGGTTGCACCTATTACGAAGATGGAACTAAAGTCAAAATGACTGATGCGCCAATAAGTGAAGCAAGAGCAACGGATATATTTTTAAATGTAATTAAACATTATGAACGGAGCGTTGACTCATTTTGTCGTGATGACATTAATCAAAATCAGTTCGATGCCCTTGTATCGTTTTGCTATAACGTGGGCGCTGGCGCTTTAAAGAAAAGCACATTAATAAAGAAAGTCAATGCTAATCCAAATGACCCTTTAATCAAGTTAGAATTTTTAAAATGGAATAAAAGTGGAGGCAAAGTTCTTAACGGACTTACCTTAAGAAGACAAGCAGAATCTGAATTATACTTTTCGTGAAACAACTCTTAATCGGTTTGCTAATTGCAAACTTTTTTATTTCGTGCCGACCACAAAAATCGATAATAATCGAAAAGGAAAAGATTCGTATTGATACGATTCGTGACTACAAAGTAATTACTAAATACGATTCGGTACACGATACGCTAACCATTGCAAATCCTTGCGATTCTACGGGCATACTGACACGATTTTATTCAAAGATAACCGTTCCACAAGGTCGCATAATTATAAGGTCTTACAAGGGCAATATTCAAGCCACGATTAACATTGATTCTATTGAAAATGTTTACCAAAATTTGTATGCTTCTACTTTGTCAACCGATAAATTAATATCTAATAAAGAAAAAGTAACGAATATTATTCCAACTTGGTGTATCTTAACCATTATTTTTCAAGGACTTATAATCTTTGGTTACTTATATTTAAGAATATTTCATGTATAAAATAGATATTGAGCCAGTGGAGAAGCCGAAATCAAGAGCAAAGGATTTACTGGATACCATGATGGATGTAATGGAGAACATCGAACACGTTGATGATGCTGCCTACGTTTTACGAATGAAAGTGCTAAACAATATCGAATTTTTAGTCGATGTTTTAATGGAAGAATATGAACAAGGACGATAAATTAGTTAAGATTAAGGAGCATTTCTTTTCAACAAATCTTAGCAAAACGGATTTTTACAATTCATTTTATGAAATGTATGGATATAAAAGTCCAAATTCATTAAGAAAATTAATGAGCCAGTACAATATTTTGGCAAAGGATAGGTCTTTGCAGGCAGTTAATCAAGAGATGCCACCAGTAGTCGTGAATTATAATCTTGATACATTGGATAACTTTGGTATAGAAGATAGCATAGGCAAAGAATATGTATCGGCTAAATTACCTAACCACTTAAAAAAAGTCGGAATCTTATCTGACATTCATTTTCCTTATCACGACTTGACTGCTTTGACTTGCGCTATTAAGCATTTAAAGGAGCAAGAGATTGATTGCTTGTATCTTAACGGAGATATCCAAGACTTTTATTCTATTTCGAGGCACGAAAAGGAAAAGGATATGCGAGACTTTAAAAGAGAGGTCGATATGAATAGGGATTTCTTGCAAAGGCTAAGAGATTTATTTAGAACGATTCCGATTTATTATAAGTTAGGAAATCACGAGAATCGATTTGCCAGGTCATTACAATTACAAGCAGAGGAGTTTGCGCAGTTGCATGATTTACAATTTGATATCTTTTTTAGGTTAGATAAGTTAGGTATAACAATGGTTGAGGATTGGCAAGGAATGGAGATGGGCGATTTACTTGTTGGACACGGACATGAGTGGTATGGTGCTGGAGGGATTAACCCATCACAAAACTTGCTAAATAAAACTTTATGTAATACTCTTATAGGACACGTTCATAGAACGAGTTGCACTCAACGTAAAACAAGTATGAAGCAATTTATTAATACTTACACTACTGGATGCCTTACACTTCTTAGTCCTAAATATATGCCTTTCTCACATCACAACCACGGTTTCGCAATAGTTGAAAT